ACATCATCAAATTGTGTTACATCAGTAATCGGGACAGAGTATTCACCAATAGCTTGGGATGTATTACATAATATAACCCTGCCATTATTAACAGGATCATACCGAACTTGAAATTTTTGGCGTTGCATGTTCCATCCGTTCCAACTATTTACCGATGTGTTAGGATAAATACCTGGGAACACGCCAACAATGGAAGTGCCGGAGATAGGGGCTAAGATTTTCCACACACGCACACAATTCGTTGGATATTGATAAGCATAAGACCAGTTTGTAATGATTTTATAAGTGGCGCTCTGCGCTAAAGAAAAGTATACAGTATTAAAGTCCCATGGGGCAGCACGTAATGTTTCACGTACAGCGGCATCCCAGAAACCATTAAGAGTATTAGCCGCATTAGAGTCTTCGTTGATGTCCGACACCGGGGCCACGGATATATGCCCAAGTGCCATGTTATAAATGCTCTGTTGACTTGCGACCGCTAATATTGACATATTTACCTTAATCCGTGGGAGAGGGTCTTGCCCTCATTCCCACGGAATAGAAACTACTTAATGTCAGATCCCTGAATAGGGAAGTTGTTGCTAAGTAACTTATCACCGTCCATGATGATTTCACTAGTTAAGCCGATGCTAGCAAAGTTACCAGTACCTCCGATAACATACCCAGTTCGCAAATACCGTTGACAGTTTACCGGTATTGCAATCCAAACTAAAACAGGCCCTAAAATCGCAGAAATAGCACCAGGCTGAGTTGATGGAACATAATCAGGGGGAGCTATATTTGCAGTTTGAGCTTGAATATTTGGAGCCACCAACGCTGATGTTGCTGATAACGTAACAGCATTACTATCAAACAAACTATTAGGACAGGTTTGAAGCGTGATGGTTAAAGTTGATCCAGTACCACAAACAGGTGTGGTATAGCACAATACTTTCCACATCGCCAAACTGCCTGCTGGCATTGCGTCTGCCGGAGCCAGGGTGTCAATATAGTAAGTTGACTGACCACTGGTTGTCAGAGTTATCTGATAATCCATTCTTAAGTTAAGATCTTGAATCATGGTAAGCCTCCTTTCTATATTCTTGGCTCGGTTAATGACAATTGGTCAACGCGACGTACAGGGATGCCCTGGAAGAGCAAACTTGGACGAGGCATTTGACGACCTTGCACCCAGTCACTAATTTCTAACCATGTATTGCTCTTATTCAACATCTTAACGCGCAACATGGATCGGACTGTTTGGTTCATATAGAACACTAATCGACTTCTACCGCTTGGCGGAATCTTATCGATCATGATGCTCATATACTTCAAGAGATTAGCCGAGTTATCGGTTGAATCAGATGAAGTTAAGAGCGATGTAACGTCGATATTGCAAGTACGCACAACATAACGCCAATCACGAACAGAAAGGCCACAATCCCACTTGAAATGGGTGCGGTATCCTTCGTAACGGCCTTGTGGAGTGTTGTTATCAAGCAACGTCTGCTTGCCTAAATCTTCCATCGTAAGACCCGCTTTAGAGCCTTTAGGGAAGATGCCATGCACAGTATCTTCACCCCAACCGATTAACCAGATTGAAGTCAAGCTATTGCTTGTGGTGGCAGCCTGTGAAGCTGTTGCACTGATAACATTGTATTGCGGCCCACTCGTCTGCGTTGCAGATGGTGAGTAGGTGTAATACCGAGGGGTGAACCCAACAAACTTTTCAGGGTTAATTGATGTATCACCATAGAACAAGGCAAAAGCTAAAGCCTGATTCATGCCTTCCATAACACCAGCATCTTCAGAAGCTCTCCACTCAGGCGTGTTACCATTCAACTGTGCCAGAGCGAAGTCGATTTCTGAATATGCTTCCATCATACCGCAAGATTCTGTAATCTGATTTGAAGTTGACTTAACCGGTACAACACCTTGGTTAATCAATCTCCATGTAGGATTAGGAATCATTGCCCTCAACGAGGTCTTGTGGCCTGTTGGTAAGTTCCCTTCGATCCACGGGATGTCATCGAGAATCTCATTGTACTGATTTAAGATTTCAGCCATCCGTGCGATACGACCATTAGGGTCTAACCTACGGGCTACATCAACCAGCGTTGGCCAAGCATTTGTCAATGCTGTGGACATAATAACTCTCCTTGTTTAACTACTTTTTATATGTAGCCGAGTAAACGTCCGTCAAAGCAACTCCCTCTTGCACTTGTTCTTGGGTTTGACCTGCAACACCCTTGGCCGGAGCTGAACGCTTACCTTCTACAAATTTACCTTCACCTATAACACGGCCAATCTTGTCCAGTGTTTCAAGAAAGTCTTTGTCGTTTGAGAATCCGGCAACATTGAGTTTATCTTGCATTGGCTTTGAAATGAACGTGTCCCTTGCGCGTGCCACGTTACGCATGACCTCTGGAAGTTTTGTCCCGAAGTAAGTTTTGGCTTCGGTTTTTTGCGTATCCAAGAATGTTTCCCATGCTTTAACGTGTTGATCTTCGTTGGCCTTGGTCAATTTCAATTGCAGGTCAACAAGCTTTTGTGCCTGAGCGTTGTCAAGTCCAAGTGCCTTAAACTCCGGAGCGATCAACGCCATTGATGCTTCGTCAAGCGTAACCCCTTCAGGAAGTTTGAACTCGTATTTCTCCGGCACAATCTTTGCTTCTGCTACGATGGGCTTACCATCTTTGTCGAGCTTAACTTCTGCCTCATCAGCTTCATCGAGTAAAGACTTTAATTCCTCAGCCGGCTTAACATCTTTGGTTTCGGCCTTTACTTCTGGAACTGGTGCGGTTTTATCGTCAACGGCAGGCTTGGCAATAGGTGCGGGTTTCCCTGCATCTACCACGGGTTTGTCTGCTGTCTTAGTGTCTACAACTGGTTTTGTTTCAACTACTAGTGCTGCTGTTTTGATTTCTTCTGGCATATTCACTCCTTGGGTTAAATAAAAAACCCAATCCTTCGTTCCACGTGGAACTTTGAATTGGGCGTGCCGTTTTTCAGGACTGTCCGAAAATCTATTTAATTATTATTCGTCGTGTTCTATTGCATTTAAAACAACGTAACCTCACATAATTTGTGTGACACGTTATATACTGCATTTTCTTGCCACAGCATTTATCATTTAACTGATTCGTGTTTAACAATTTTACCAATTCCCCCTTTAAAGAAATGAATCTCGACGCTGCCTGTGAAGTGATCGGCAATCAACTGCGTAAATAGTCTGGTGATAAATTCCATATATTCCTTTATGAGTGAGTCCATGTATAAATATCTTGAAATTTCCACCAAATTAAATCTGCCTCTGTACCTGAACCTGTAGGATCATGATAAACAGTAGCTAAATAGGTATAATTATATAATGAAGTTTGTAAAACTTCTAAATCTCCATATCCACGAGCAGAATTTCCTAATAAATATATAGCAGCCCAATTTTGATTGAGTAACGCATCGGATATTTTTGTTGGCCCTGTTATTGTCATACGACTATTACCACGGTCATAAAAACTTATTATTAATCGATTAGGATTTCCAGCAGCTAATTTCATTCTTGGCTCAACCTTTTGACCAGTAGATTGGCCTAAAGTGGTTAGCGCTGATGCAGACCATGAAGCCATGCCATTTGTACTTGTAATTATCCTTAAATAATCTCCTGCATCATTACGGTGAACTATAATAAAATTTGTATCATCAACATTAATAATATCTGCTTCTGAATAGTTGGCCGCACCGCCATAAATTACGTTATCTGTTGGGAACGTATTACCTCCGTCGGTGGATTTAATAATATGTAAATGTTTTCCTGATTCATAGCCAGCCAATAACATATAAACATTATTTGGATTAGCTATACCTTGGATTATTCTTGTTGCTTGGGTAAATCCACTAGGGTCTGCGGTATATACCAATGTTGGAGAACCCCAAGAAGTTCCTGTTAAATCGGTAGACTTTATTAAATAAACTTTATTGTTTGAAGTTTGATTTCCTGAAGTATATTGAGTAACGTATAAAAATATCTGTGTACCACTAACAAAACCAGCAACTGAAGCCGCACAAATGCCTGCACCAGGTGTATAAATAGTGCTTCGTGATCCCCAAGAGCTTGTTGAGATAGTGTATGCCCTCATTACCACATAACCATCATCGGCTGTACCATCATCTAAACCTGCCCTAGCAAAATGGAGAATTGTGTCTGTACCTGTTTGTATGTCTACGGAGATATATTCATAATCAGAATTAGTAATTGTCGTTCCTGTCGTGCTACCTGAAATGACGTTTGATATAGAATAAACCGACGGAGTGAAGGTGTACGAATGATAAGTAACCGTATCTGGACTAAGAATATACGCTATATGGTTAACAGAAGGATCATCTTGCCATGTCGAATAAATAGCAACTGATTGAACAATTCCATTTATTTGACCACTAGATGCCAGCGACCTACATCCTATATAGAAATTAGTTCCCCAAGAAGGGACGGTATAGGTAGCAGAAGTATACTCAGCCTCATTAACACCGTTACCATAAGAACGCACATATTTAGGGTTAGTTCCTTGCATGGTTCCAGTAAATAAGAAGCTACTTCCTTCGGTTTGCGAAGATGTTCCGACTGCCGCGACAGTTGAGCTATCTGTATTATTTGGCAATGTTCTTACCGTAGTTCCAGTGTTTGTTTTGCAAATTAATCTCTCTTTAGTATCAGTATCCGTTAATGTCCTTTGTTGTGAATCATTAACAAAATTATTACCTAAAGGAATAAATTTTATAAAAATGCTTTCCTGGCTTTCAGTACGATTACCAGATATAGGATAAGACAATAGTTCGGAAGCCCTTGTGGCAGAAGCCCCTGTTGTTGGAATATAACTTGTCATTGTGGGGAATTTTTCTAATTGAGCCCCATAAACATATATAGCATCACCGTTGGTTACTATTTGTAGATCAAAAGTTGGATTAGTTAAAGATGTTGAGCTAACTTGAACCCTTGTCCATGAAGAAGTAACTGTAACAGCCGTATAAGAATTTCCTGTATTTGCTCTTAAATTTATAGTACCTGTACCCGTTTCTCTTTTAATAAATATAGACGCCGTATAAATACCAGCAGAACCATCTGTGAATGCTTGTGTTATATTGCCATTGCCCGCTGATGCGGTTAGTGTTGAAACAGTAGCAGACAATACTCCGTCAGATACAGAATCAACTGCTGTAACATTTGTTGCAGTCCAAACCGCATTAGTAAATGCGGTTGAGTATTGAGCAACATTTCTACCTTCTGTTTGAGCTCCACCAGATTCAACAAGTATCCCAGGACTTGAATGAAACCCAGTTGAATCATAAAATCCTTGCGTCCACCTTGGCACATTAGCAGTAGTTAAGGTATGAATTAATCCAGATGAATCAAAATATGTAGCTGGCGCACCTGCGCTTCTTGCTGCTGTCACTGTGGCTGTTGGAGAGCCAATAGAGTAGTCAGCATTAGCATTGGTCTGATTTTTTACATAATTCTTATAAAATGTAAGTCCACCAAAAGATTGTAGTTGAGATAAGGTAGATAAATTAAAAGGATGGTTGTAAGACATTCTCATGCCCATGCCTATGAACTGAGCAAAGCTATTCGTAATCATGCTTAAAATAATAAATATTGTAATTATAATGCGTTTCATTAATAATCCTTAATAAAGAAATACACAATCACCCGTATTAGGAGCGGCAGATCCTGCATCAATACGACACCCTAAAGCCTGTGCCGGAATAACAGTGCCTGCCGTTGCCCCTTGAAATAGTGTCCAAGTATACCCATCATATAAATCAATACTTTGAGTTGTCCCCACCCATACTCCTCTGCATCGCGGATGAGTTGTAACATTATCCGTGATTGACACGAATTGAAATGCTGAAGAGGTGCTAGAATCTCCTAATGCAGCCCAAGATGAGTTAATCAAAAATATTGAGAAAACTATTAATAATATAATTTTCCTCATTTATTTCTCCTTGTTCGCTTGTGCGCTTCGATGCTCGTTTAACATTCTAAATGTTACGCCTGGAACTGCTTCTTCAATATCCTTTGCCATTGCTAATGATAATTTATGTTGCCCACAGTTCATAGCCATTATCAAAGGATCGGTGTTAAACAAATCTCTTTGGAATCCCATGCCACCAAGCAAGTCCCAAACTATTCTGCGACCTGCTGGTGTACTTAATACTTCCCGCCAATCTTCGAGATACTTCTCGTGGATAGCAAGCTTAAGCTCGTATACTTTCTTTTCAGCGGCAATATTTTCATGGTCTAGGAGTATTTCCTTATCTTCGTTGGAGATCATTGACCACCACCATTTCCACCCATGCCAGCTAATAGAGCATCAAGAGCTGAACCTTGGCCCATAGGTGCATTAGCCGCCGCACCTGCACCAGTACCAGCGTCATGGGCAACCTTGGCTTGAACCAAAGCAGCTTGTTGCTTTTGTTGTTCAGCTTGTGCTTTAGCACGTTGATCTCTTAATTTCTTCATTGCGCCTAATTCTGCAAAATAACTGGAAGGCAATCCAATATCTTCCATATACCCACGGGCAATAGCATCTTGATTGACGTTATCAATCATCTGCGGGAATACTTGAGCATTCTGCGAAAAGAAGCCTAAAGTCTCTTGTATTGATTGTAAACCCATCATGCGCTGTGCTTGGGTCAATATAGAAATATACTTGACCTGAAGGGCATTTCCACGCAATTCTTTGGGCATTGGGGGAAGCTGTCCAGTTCTGCGGGCGATATTGTACATACGCAAGACAGCGGGATTATGCTGCGTGTTATTCAAGCTATTCACAATTGGGGATAACATGTTCATAATCTCGGCTTTTTTCTCTGCGATCTCATAAGCTGTGATCCCCGGCCTGTCATCGTTAATCATGGTTTTGAATAGGTCAGTAAAGAACGCTTCATTCGCGGCTTGCTTGACTTCCATAATGTCTTCACGGATTGCGGCTAAATCAATTTGGACTTGGTAGAGAGGTTTCACACCGGCATTAGGCGTGCTTGCACTGAAGCGCGTTACAGCGCCAGGCAATGTCGTCACATTCCCCACTGTTGAATCTGCCTGTAATGGTGGGTCAACAACCTTGTCCAAACCGATAAGTTTCTTTTTCTGCATCATCTGCAACATGCGTACATCACCTAAGAAGTCCGCCCCAGGGCCATTTCCGTAATTATCATGCGTAGTCCGTGGTTGCCACCTGGGACAGATAAGAGGAAATTCGTTAAACCCTTCGAGTTTCAAATATAGGTTTTGCTGGCTCCCATCTTCCCACGTAATAGCCCGCGTATGCTTATGGGCAAAGTCTTCGTAGTCTGGTATGCGGTCATCATTGATCTCAATAAGTTGGATGACCCGTCTCCACGCATCTGATTGGTTATTGTAGTACATCGATATAACCGTGGGGCTACACATTTCTTCACCATATTCCTCCACTATTTGACTGACAGTTTTCCACGTGGAACGTGTAAAAGCATTAACACGACCATCTGGCCCACAGCCTAAGAAATACTCGCCAATGGTATAGCTTTCGGCCCTAAACACATCTTGGAAGTCCTCAACTATTCCCCATGTCGCCGTACCAAAGGTTGCCAGCTCTTCATAGCTGTTATAAAAGCCATCATAGATATTTGAATGACCCGCAATAGCCAATAAACGCTTATTACAGATTTCAAAGTAATTCTTAACAGGCCCATATTTCATTAAGTCTTTGTCTTGTACTTCAAGCTCAAACCAAGGTCTTGCAGGTGATGTCATTCCTGATTGCATACCGCAAGCAAAATCTCTTATACAGCGTCTAACATGAGAGTCAATAAGCGTACCGTGGTCAATGGGTGGGCCATAATCAGGGATGCCATAATAGAAGAATCCTCTTGTGGGATTTAAATAACGTGCCTGATCTTGCCAGCGTGGATACCATTTCATGCCTTCAATCCATAGTTGAGTTTGACGCTTTTGGAAGGGCCAGCGATCAATAAAACCCTGTTCAGCCATCCACTTCATTGGCTTGAACATTGCATTCATTGCCTCGGTATCTTTCATTTTCATTAATTGGGCGTTACTCATGTGCCTCCGGTAGTCTGGCGTCCAGATGTGCCTGGGGTCATACTTGGGTACATATCAGGGCCTGCACCTGCTATTCCACCAATACCCGAAGCACCACCTTGATTTGATACTGTGGATAAGGCCCCATATTTAAGCATAGCCACTTGCTGTTGCCTGCCCTCAAGCGTTGGTGTGGCATTGGTCTGCGTGGGTACAGGAGCTGGTGCAATGGGTGGCGCTGCTGGCACTGATGGAACACTGCCCCCGCCTCCAAAAAATTGCCTATCTGCACAGAAATTAAATGTTATATCCCTAACCATTCAGCTCTCACTTTTTGTATGACTCTATGGATAACTTGATATATAAATATCCCAGGGTGTTTTATAAATCGGTTTAACATTAATTTCCTCGCTGAGCCTTAAACAAACCTTTGACCCTTGAAAAGAACGTCTTAGGCGTTGGCTTTGTTACGACCTCAAAGGTCTTGGCTGTTTCTTTCATGCGTTCGGTCTGTGTTTGCAATCTGGTATCAGGCGTTTTCCATCGTAATTTCTTCTCGCTTCTGGTCATGGCTATCTTTAAAAGTTGTGCTTGCACATAGGTCTTTGGCAGCTTGTCAGCATTGGTCAATAAATAGGCTTCACGGCGTTTGATGTTTTGTGGGGTTGGTATTGTTTTGCCTTCTATTTTCATTTCAAAGCCTCCTTAATAATCTCTGATTGAATAATGCCGTTCATTAACTGAACTGAAACCATGTTATAGAATGGAAAGCCATTACAATCTTTCTTGATATCGCCAAGCTCATCTAAGACATAAATGCTTCTAAGATTGCTGCGCCCTATACCTTCGATGGTATCATTAATTAAAAATGCCAACTTCGCGGGATTCATTTTGTTTAGCTTCTAATGGATCGTAGTTTGTGCCTTTGGCAATCTCTGTGCCTTTAGCAACCTGTGTAATAGTCAATTCAATCTGTGCCATACCCCATATACCATAGACAAAAGCATCCGCACGATCAGGTGAACAGCCAAGTGATTTCTTAGTGTCTGCCTTTGGCTCAAGCTCAAATTTC